GAAAGAAAATGATTTAATTGAATATACAGATAATACTACAGGTGGACTTCTTACAGAAGATCCTATCATAGCTAGAGTTGTTAGTGTTGGTACAACACATATTGATATTGAGGGTGTAACTGCAGTTGCAGGAATTTCTAGTGGACTTCTTCCTGCTGCAGCATTAAATGTAACTGACTTTAAAATTATTACAACAGAGTTGGCATCATCTTCGGATGATTCTTTATTCACTGCACTACCAAAGATAAATGTATCTGATTTAAATCTCGATGATGCATCATTAACAATAAGAAAAACTTTTGATGTAACTATCGCAAGTAATGAACTCTCTACTCAAGTGGTTGCAGGAACAAATGAAACTTTCTTGCCGTTTGATGAGGAAAGATATCTTTTAATAAGGGATGATGGAACAACTGAATCATTAAACGGTGATCAGTTAGATATTTCTCCAAATGGTAAAACGCTACAAATTCGTGATTTAGGATCAAATAGTGATGCTACTCTGATTGCCTCTCTGAAAAAGGTCAAACCAAAAGCAAAACAAAAAATTAAAAATAGAGTTAGTTCAATAGTTATTGATAAATCTAAATTAGTTGGATCTGGAATAGGAACAACAACTCTGAATAATGGATTGACTTATGGTTCTTTCCCATTCGGAACTAGAGTTGAAGATGAAGTTATTTCTCTGAATACACCTGATGTAATTCAAATTCATGGAGTTTATGAATCAGCAGACACCTCTGGTGCATCTTGTCCACAAGTTACTTTGCAAGCGATAAACACCACATCAACTACAACTCAAGAACTTTTGATAGGTGAGAGACTTATTGGTCAAACAAGTGGTGCTGTTGCAATTGTAGCAGAAAAATTAGACAACTCTAATATTTCGTTTATTTACAAGAACGAAATTGGTTTTATTGAGGGAGAAACTGTTGAATTTGATGAATCTCTAGCATCTGCACTTGTTTCATCATTAGTAACACCAAGTTTTAATATTTCATCAAACTATTCTTTCCAGACTGGTCAAGAAAAAACATTCTATGACCATGGAAGAATTAGAAGGAAGGCAGATTCCTCTGCACCCACTAAGCAATTGAAGATATATTTTATGAATGCTTCATTCTCTTCAACAGATGATGGTGATATAACAACTGTTAATTCTTATGATCAGTTTGATTTTACAACAGAAGTAAAAGATATAGATCTCAATAGAAATACTGATATTATTGATATTAGACCTAGAGTTTCTACGTTTGTAACTGCATCTACAAACACCAGATCTCCTTTAGAATTCCTTGGTAGAACATTTACTGCTGCTGGTCAATCATCGAATACTGTATTATCTTCCGATGAAGCTATATTAGCAGATGTTACTTATTTCCAAGGTAGAATTGATAGAGTTTATTTGACTAAGGAAGGAAAGTTTCAGATAATGTATGGAACTCCGTCTGATATTCCTACCAGACCTGATCCGATTGATGATGCTATTGAAATTTGCAGGGTAAATCTCCCTCCATTCCTCTATGATACTAAACAAGCATCTTTATCTTTTATGCAACATAAGAGATATCAGATGCAGGATATCAAAAAACTTGAAGATAGAATTAAAAGTCTTGAATATTATACTACGTTATCTCTTCTTGAAAAAGAAACAGCGAACTTCTTCATTCCAGATGACAATGGTCTGAACAGATTTAAGTCTGGTTTCTTTGTTGATAACTTTAATGACTTTCAGGCGCAAGAACTTAACCTTCGTGTTAATAATTCCATTGATAGAAAATTTAATGAATTGAGACCAAGGCATTATACAAATTCTGTTGATTTAATATTCGGACCTGTTGTTGATACAGATCCTACTAATGACTTAGATTTTGCGGATATTGAGGGTAATAACGTAAGAAAGCAAAATGATATTGTAACTCTTGACTATTCTGAGGTTGAATTTATCAAACAGAACTTTGCCACAAGAACTGAAAGTGTTACTCCCTTCCTTATCAGTTTCTGGAATGGAACTATAGAACTTACTCCAGCATCTGATAATTGGGTTGATACTACTAGACTTGATGCAAAGATTATTGAAACTGAGGGTAATTATAACGAAGTATTTGACGATCACGTTGAAGCTGGTACAATTGATCCTCAAACTGGATTTGGTCCTATGATTTGGGATTCTTGGGAAACTAATTGGACCGGGGTTGAAGTTGTTGATGAAACAAGACAAAGAGTTATTCAAAATGGTCCTGATGTTATTCACCAAGGTGCAAGATGGAGACCAGGAAGAATGTCATCAACCAGACAAGTTACTGATCAAGTTATTGAAGAACAACTCAGAACAACTAGAGAGTTTGGAACTCGTTCAAGATCTGGTGTCAGAACAATTGTTACTGAACAGTTTGATATGGAATCTGTTGGAGACAGAGTTGTTAGCAGAGATCTTATTCCATATATGAGATCTAGAAACGTTGAATTCGTTTCTAAAAAGATGAAACCACTCACTAGAATGTATGGATTCTTTGATGGTGTTGATATTACAGAATACTGTGTCCCTAAACTTCTAGAAATTACTATGACATCTGGAACTTTCCAGGTCGGCGAAACAGTAGTTGGTGAAATGATAAAGACTGGTCGTGGTGAAACTACTGCAGAATCAAATGCAAACATTAGATTTAGAGTTGCTCAACATAATCATAGGGAAGGACCTTATGATGCTCCAACTAAAACTTATGTCGAGAATCCATATTTAAACCTTCCATTATCAGCATCTTATTCCTCTACTTCTACAATTCTCAATGTGGATACATTCTCTCTTGCATCTCAAGCAAGAGGTGATTTTTATGGTTGGGTAAAAGAAGGAATGGTATTGGTTGGGTCTACAAGTGGTGCTATTGCAACTGTTCAAAACGTCAGATTAATTTCTGATCTATCTGCAACTCTCATTGGTAGCTACTATATCCCAGATCCGAACAATATTACTTTCCCAAGATTTGAATGTGGAACTAAGACTTTCACTCTTACTAATGATATTGATAATAATCAAGATAATGCAACCACAATTGCAGAGGAAGCATTTAGTGCATCTGGTACTTTAGAAACAGTTCAAGAAAATATTATTTCTGTTAGAAATGCGAGAGTTGAACTAAAGAACGAGTTTCAGAGTAGAAATGTTAACAGAGATCTTGGTACAGAGGTTGTTGGTAGTAGAGTTGTTTCTTCAAGAACAAGAACTCAGACGATTATCACCTATTATGATCCACTTGCACAATCATTTTTAGTAGAAGATGATACTGGAGTATTCTTGACCAGTTGTGATGTGTTTTTTAGATCTAAGGATGACATGGATATTCCTGTTGTCTTCCAGTTAAGAACCATGTCTAATGGTTCACCAACTGCAAGGATTCTGCCTTTCTCTGAGGTTGTTTTAGATCCAGATGATATTCAAACATCAGCTGATGGATCAATTGCGACTAATATTCAGTTTAAAGCACCTGTATATGTTGAAGGTGGTACTGAATATGCTATATGTTTAGCATCTAACTCCACCAAATATAGTGTCTATATCTCTAGAATTGGTGAAAACGATCTTCTGACAGATACATTTATCTCCAACCAACCATATCTTGGATCTCTGTTTAAATCACAGAATGCTTCTACATGGGAACCAAGTCAATGGGAAGATCTTAAGTTTACTCTTTATAGGGCAGACTTCCTTGATACTGGATCAGTTGAGTTCTATAGTCCAGAACTTACAAGAGGAAATGCCCAGATTGCAAAACTCACTCCTGATCCTATCGTTCTCGAATCTAGATCAATTAGAGTTGGTCTTGGAACAACTGTTGCTGATTCATATGAATTTGGTAATACTTTCTTCCAAGCAGGAACAAATGCGACTGGTGACCTTGTAGGAACCGCAGGGTCTGCTGTGGGAAATCTTTCTATCAGCAACGCTGGTCTTGGATATACTCCTGCTGATGGTGGTCAAACATTTACTGGTGTTAACCTTGTCACCTTAACTGGTAATGGAAGAGGGGCAACCGCAGACATCACCATAAGAAATGGTAGTATTGTTGCTTCTGGAGCAACCATTAATAATGCAGGTGGATCTGGATATCAAGTCGGTGATGTTGTTGGAATTGATACAATTGGATCGGCATCTGTTGGTAGAAATGCAAGACTTACAATCGCAGGTATTGGACATACTAACGAACTTATTCTGAATAATGTTCAAGGCGAGTTTGTTGTTGGAGCAGCAAAAACATTATTCTTCTTCAATAGTTCTGGTATTTCCACCGAACTTAATTCATCTGGTGCCACAGGACTTGGAACTGGTGGTGATGTTCAAATTTCAAACATCATAACTGATTCCGATGGATTGCATTTTAAAGTCAATCATCAGAATCATGGAATGTATTTCTCTGACAACTCTGTAATTATATCTGGTGTTCATCCTGATGTAAAACCAACTAAGTTGACTGCAGAATACTCATCTACATCTACAGATCAGATTGTAGTTGGTGGTGCAACAACGTTCTCAACATTTGAAAATGTTGGAGTTGGGACAACTAACGTTGGTTTCCTATTAATTGGTGATGAGGTTATTGAATACACCAATGTTTCTGGAAATAGTATTGGTGGAAACATTGTAAGAGGAACTGATCCAAAAACATATCCTGTTGGAACTCCAGTTTACAAATATGAACTAGGTGGTATTAATCTCAATAGAATTAACAGGACTCACGATTTAAGTGATGTCACTAAACTTGATCCATTTACATTTGATAGTTATCAGGTTAAAATTGATACTAGTGCAACAACAGGAACTGATAGAAGTACGGATGTTGGATTCCCCAAACTTTACATAACAGGTGATAGATCTACTGGAGGATCTAGAGTTAGAGCAACTCAAAATATGCCTTTTGAAATCATTACTCCACAAGTTCAAAATGTAACTGTTCCTGGAACTAGTATTACAGGTGAACTTAGAACAATTACTTCCCAGAGTTTTAGTGGAACTGAATTACCATTTGTTGATGCTGGATTCCAAGATATCACTATAAACCAAAAGAATTACTTTGATACTCCAAGAATGATTGCATCTAAGGTGAACGAAGACGCACAACTTACCAATATCGTTGGTGGAAAGTCGATGCAGATGAGACTTTTCCTCTCATCTACAGATACACGTATAAGTCCTGTTATTGATGCACAAAGAGTGAATGCTATTCTCACCTCCAACAGAGTAAATAATATTATCTCAAACTTTGCAACAGACTCTAGAGTTAATAGTGCCACTGAAGATCCAACAGCATTCCAATATCTTTCTAAAGAAATTGTTCTGGAAAATCCAGCATCTTCCATTAAAGTTATTGTTGCTGCTCATGTTAATGAGGGATCAGACATCAGAGCATTCTTTGCAACTAATAATAAACCAGGATTAGTTCCTGTATTTACTCCTTTCCCTGGATATGCAAATCTTAATGAAAGAGGAGAAGTTATTGCATCTGAAAATAATAATGGTGAATCAGATTCCTTTATAACTAAGTCAAATACTCTCTCCTTTGAGAGTAGATCACTTGATTATAAAGAGTATACGTTTACTATTGATAGATTGCCCTCATTTAGAACGTATAGAATAAAATTAGATCTGACATCTACAAGTCAATGCTTCGTTCCAAGAGTGAAAGAACTTAGAGTTATTGCTTTAGCATAATATGGAATTTTACGAAATGGAAGGTCATAAGGATCTCGCAAGGGATCCTGAAACCAACGCAATTGTCAATGTAAATACTTTGGAATATACACAGTATCTCTCAAGGCGTGATGTGAAAACTGAAAAGAATCAGAAAGTACAGACAATGGAGCAAGATCTTGCTAATGTGAAGAGTGAACTCAATGAAATTAAGTCATTACTAAAGGAGTTATTACATGGATCCTGATAGCATACAGTTGAGAAATTTATCTAAAAGTTTTGCATATCAACAAATTGCAACTGATATAGATAATTGTGATGATCGTGACATGCTAAAAAATATTGCAAAGTCTTTTGCAAAACTTTATTATAAACAGCAAGAAACAATATCTGTAATAGGAATACCAGATGCCCAATAAAAGAGTTCAATTTGATGATCTTGGAGCAACAACAAAAGTAAATTTTGATGCCAATCAATACGCAGATAATTTTTTTGGATTTAGGGTAGTTGGTGCTGGAGATACTGCATTTAATTTGACTGGATATGGATTTACCGGATTTATAAAAAAACATTCTGGTGCGGGGTCAACAGCAACAGATACGATTGCTCTTGGATTTAATACGGAAGGTAGAAGTTCTGGAATTTTAACAGCAATAGTTACTGCTGGTCTGAGTACAAACTTCAGTAAAAACTCTCCAAGATATACTTATGAAATAGACGTAACTAATAATTCGACGACAAAAAAGACAAGAATTGTTAGTGGAGATATTGATGTAAATGTAGGAGTTACTGAATCAGATATTGGGGAAGCCTTAAAATGTATTGCGATTATTGATGAATCTAACGGAGGAACAACAGTTTCGGTTGCTGAATGGCAATCATGGAGAAATTCTTTTCCTAAAAGAGAGCATTATATCCTTCAACCAACTTCTACAGGCATTGCTATTACATCAGATGTGATGTCTACCGAAGTTCAAGCAGTGTATGATAGTGGATTTGATGATGGTAGATTAGTTCAAGGTGTAAATAGAGATGATGGAGTTGTATCAGATAGATCTGATTGGTTTGGAATAGTAGGACTTCAAACAGGAGTTGATACTAGAATCGGATTATTTGTTGATGTTTCTGGCAGTATGACTTTATCTACAGTTCAAGCATCGTATAATAAATTTTTATCTGACTGCTCGACTGCTGGAATTGAAATAAATCCACAAACAAATTCTGCTGAAGATTGGCTTGAACCATTTACAGGGATACTCTAATGGCAAAACAGTTAGTAGATATAGACACAATACAAAAAGACATAATCATTCCAAAAGGAGTTGATTATGAACAATCTTTTACTATCACTGACAAAAATACCGGAACTGGAGTTAGTTTTACGGGATTTGCTTCATGTAAAATGGATTCAAAATTTAAACAAAATTTTGAAAGTGTTTCTTTTGCAGGAACATTTAGTTCTACTTTCACAAATTCAGGAGTTGTCACATTATCTTTAACAGATACTCAAACGTCAAACTTATCTATAGGTAGATATTTTTATGATGTTGTGTCAACTTTAGAATTCAAGACCGGTGCAGATGAAAATTCTGACCTACAAACTGTGAGACTAGTTGAAGGACAGATTATAGTAGAATAAATACACTTAGGAAACTTGTGGAATAAATGGCACAACCAGCAAGTAGGACAGATTTAATTAATTATTGCAAAAGGCAACTGGGAGCACCAGTGCTTGAGATTAATGTTGCCGATGAGCAAATAGATGATCTGGTTGATGATGCCCTACAATATTTTCAAGAGAGACACTTTGATGGTGTAACTCAGACATTTTTAAAATATAAAATAACACAAGAAGACATTGATAGAGGAAGAGCTAGAGGTGGAACCGATAACTCTGCGGGTATCACAACTTCTACAGCAACTTCCACTATTAATGGATCTTCAATAAGTTTTTCTTTTGAGGAAAATAGTAATTATCTTCAAGTTCCACCAGAAATTATTGGTATAACAAAGGTATTTAAATTTGATGGATCAAACACTGTAACTAATAATATGTTCAGTGTAAAATATCAATTATTTTTAAATGATATTTACTATTTTGGATCAACTGAAATTCTTACTTATGCAATGACCAAAAGATATCTTGAAGATATTGATTTTGCATTAAGTACTGATAAGTTCATAAGATTTAATCAAAGACAGGATAGATTATACTTAGATATTGATTGGGGATCGGCTACAGTAGATGATTATCTAATTATTGATTGTTATCGTTTATTAGATCCAAGTTCTTATTCAAGAGTTTGGAATGATTCTTTCTTAAAAAGATATGTAACCGCACTTGTCAAAAGACAGTGGGGGCAAAACCTTATTAAGTTCCAGGGGGTCAAACTTCCAGGAGGCATCGAATTAAATGGTAGACAAATATATGATGATGCCCAGAAAGACTTGGAGGTGATTAGAGAGCAAATGTCTAACACTTACGAACTTCCTCCATACGATATGATAGGTTGATATCATGTTAAATCCATTTTTCACTCAAGGAACAGTTAGTGAGCAAAATCTTGTTCAGAATTTAATTAATGAACAACTGAAAATGTATGGGGTAGATATTTTTTATCTACCTAGAAAATATTTGACAGAAAATACTGTTGTGAGAGAGGTGGTGCAGTCAAAATTTGATATAGCACTTCCACTTGAAGCTTATGTGGATAACTATGATCAATACTCTGGTGCAGGTAACATTCTTTCAAAGTTTGGAATCGAATCAAAAGATGAAGTAAGACTTATCATCTCTAGAGAAAGATTTGAGAATTATATAACTCCATTAATAAAAGATCAATCAAATATAAAACTATCAACTCGACCAAAAAGTGGAGATCTTATTTGGTTTCCTCTTGATGATAGAATTTATGAAATTAAAGATATTGAATATGCAAAACCATATTATCAGTTGCAAAATCTCTACGTCTATGAACTATATTGCGAACTCTTCCGACTTGAAGACGAAGTTATTGCAACTGGTATAAATGATATTGATGATAACCTTATAGGTGACGATTATGATGGTCAAACTGATGATGGTATAAACACTATTCAAGGTCCTACTCAGACACTTACTCTTATTGGTGCTGCTGTTCAAGCAACTGCAACTGTTGCTATATTTGATGGTGGTGTAAGACAATTCATAATATCTAACAGAGGTGGTGGTTATAGTAGTGTACCAACTGTAGTTGTCTCTGCTGCCCCTTCTGGAGGCACTACAGCAGTCGGTATTGCTACTATGATTGGTGGTATTAATGTATGTAATTTAAATGCTAATCCAAGGGATCAATCTGTTCAGAGAGTTGATGTGGCAAATTCAGGTGCTGGATATACCGTAGCACCAGGTGTTAGATTTACTGGTGGTGGATCAGGTGGAACTGGTGCTGCTGCAACCGCAACGATTGGTGATGGTGTTGTTGGAATCGTTACGATTACAAACGGTGGATCTGGATACATAACTCCTCCCACGATCACGTTCACTAATGAAGTGTTTAAATCTGGTGTCACAACTGTTTCTGCAGCTGCAACAGCAGTTGTAAGTGCTGCTGGAACGATCTCAAACATCTTCCTAACAAATACTGGTGTTGGATATTCTGTTGCTCCTACAATGTCTATAGCAACATCTGGTAGTTCTGGATCTGGAACATTTCGATTTAATGAAATTGTAACTGGATCATCTAGTGGGACAACAGCAAGAGTCAGAGTTTGGAATTCTTCAACAAATGAACTTGAGGTTGGTAATGTAACTGGAGAGTTTACCCGTGGAGAGACTATTACTGGTCAAACTTCTGGTGCATCTTATGAACTGAGAGTAGCAGACGCACAACCTGTGGAGGATGGATTTGCTGACAATATCAACATTGAAACGGAAGCAGATGCTATTATTGACTTCTCTGAGCAGAACCCATTCGGTATGCCCTAAATAAAAATATCTTAATATAAAGATATTGTAGGACTTAAAAATGTTTGAGTATTTTTACAACGAAATTTTGAGGAGGACCATTATATCTTTTGGCACTCTGTTTAATAACATTACCATTAAACATGAAGATTCTAGCGATAACACCGTCAGTGTTGTAAAGGTCCCTTTGGCATATGGACCTACTCAAAAGTTTCTGGCAAGAATAGAGCAATCTCCAGATCTGAATAAACCATTTGCGATTACCTTACCAAGGATGTCGTTTGAGTTTACAGGACTAACTTATGATCCTACTAGAAAAGTAACTACAACTTCAACATTTACAGTAAAAGATCCTAATGATGGCACTGAGACTAAAAAGTCTTACATGCCAGTTCCATATAATATGCAATTTGAACTTGCCATCATGAGTAAGTTAAATGATGATGCACTTCAAATTGTAGAACAGATTTTACCATTTTTTCAACCTGCATATAATATAACTGTTGAATTAGTAGAGGCACTACAAGAGAAAAGAGATATTCCTGTTGTCCTGGAAAACATCACCATGCAGGATGACTACGAAGGAGACTTTACTAGCAGAAGAGTTCTTCTCTATACTTTAAGATTTACTGCAAAAACATATCTGTTTGGTCCTGCATCTTCTGCAACAAAAGATATTATCAAAAAAGCAACTATCAGTTACCTTTCTGGAACAGATATTACAAATACAACCAGAGAAAAAACATACTCTGTCGAACCAAGAGCAATCAAGAACTACACAGGGGACGCGGCAACGACACTGGCAGAAGATATTTCAAAAACAAAAACAGCATTCAACGTTACCGATGCTAGTGGTCTTACCGAAAAAACTTACGTCGATCTTAATGGAGAAGAAATCTTCATCACGAAGATAACTGGAAACAGACTTAACGTGAAGAGGGGTCAAGACGGAACCACCATTACTGAGCACTTGATAGGAGAAGAAATCTTTGTTATTGACGCTGCAGATACTGCATTGATTGAAGTTGGAGATGATTTTGGATTTAGTGGAGGTTACTGATGAAGATGACAAAAAACTTCGACGACCTAAACAATACTTTTAATACTTCTGGTGAAGTTATAAAACCGGAGGTGGTTGAAAGTAAAATTGAAAAAGTCAAAGAAGGTGTTGATGACATAAAAAAAGATTACGAGTATACTAGAGGTAATCTTTATTCCATTATTGAAAAAGGACAAGAGGCTCTCAACGGTGTTCTTGAACTTGCACAAGAAAGTGAGATGCCAAGAGCATATGAAGTTGCTGGTCAGTTAATTAAGAATGTTGCTGATGCAACTGATAAACTATTAGACCTTCAAAAGAAACTCAAAGACGTTGAAGCAGAGGAAAAAGTAAAAGGACCATCAACAGTCAACAACGCATTATTTGTTGGATCGACGGCAGATTTAGCAAAGATGCTTAAAGATGGATTAAAAGAGGACAATAAATAGTAAAATAGAAGAATATATTTAAAGTGGCATTAAAGAAACCTTCAGATTTTTTTGATAATAATAAAAAAACACCTCTGGATGAAGTAAAGGAGAGTATTGAATCTGCACGTCCAGAAAAAATAGAGCAGGTATCTGAGGCATTTGACGCCTTTAAATCAAATTTAAATCATCTTCAATCTTTAAATGATTTCACTTCTACTTTTGATAGTTTTAAGAGTAATTTAGAAAAAGTAGAAAATGTTTCTAGTGAAATAAATGAGATTAAAAGTGAAATCAAAAATCTGATTAAAAAAGAAGATTTGGATAGTGCTATAATGGCACAACTTCTTTTTGTAGAAGAATCAATATCTAAAATTGAATCAAAAGTTTCCAGCATTAATGGAAAGACTGTTGATAGTATAAGAGAGGATTTTGTAAACCTATCTGACACTGTAAACGGTTTTTTAAGTGTTGATGTACCAAAGTACAAAAAGTTAATTGCAGAATCTGAGGTTAGAACTGATAGTAGATTTGCAACTTATAAAGAAGGGATAGAAGAAAACTTAGACAAAATTAAAGTAGAAGTTAATAAAGAAGTTGAAACTGCTTTAGAGTCTATTGAAAGTATTAATGAAAATACTATTAACATAGTCAAAGCAGAGGTTAAAGAAACTGTCGGAGATGTAAATAAAAAAGTAAATGAGTTAGTTGAAAAAGAACTTCCAAAATATAAAAAACTTTTTGCAGAAACTGAAGTAAAGACTGAAGAAAAAATAAACTCTGCAATCCATTCATACAAATCAACTATTGAGAGTCTGAGTGGAAAAGTAAAACAGTTCACTGAAGAAGAGATCCCTAAGTATAGTAATTTTCTTATAGAGACAAAATTAAAGTCCGAAAAGGAAGTAAAAAAACTTGAAGAAGAGGTTCTTTCAAGAGTAAAGACTTTATCAGAAAAAGTTGAATCTTTATCTGAAGATGTTGAGCAAAAAACTTTTGAAAGAGTTGAATCTCTTCAAGATGTTGTAAAAGAGTATAAAGAAGAAATTGAATCTATATCTAAAAGATATGAAACTCTTCAGAAAGACTTCACTGGCAGAGTGGTTCATGAGGATAAAAAATTAAATCGATATTCTAAAAAACTTGATGAGTTTTCTAAAAGATTTTCTTTTATTGAAGAAACTCTTACTGAAGATGTAAGAGAATTAAAAGAAAACTTAGAAACGAATACATCCAAGTTTTATGCAGAACTTAAGTCTGAGATTGATAATGTAGAGCAAAACATTGCTCAGACTGTCAAAGACTTGGAAGTTAATATTGTTATCAATGAAACTCATCTTAAAAAGCAGAATGAGTATATTGGTAATATTCAAGAAGAAGTCAAAGAAGTTTTAGATAAACTTCAACTTGATGTATTAGAAAAGAAAAATGCTCAATTAGTTGAACGTATCAATCATGTAGAGGAAGTTTTCTCGAAGATTAATGAGAAGACTTTACTTACTGAGGACAATCCAACATTACCTGGAGACCCATCCACAAACAATTCTGGTGATCCTCTAACACCTTTAGATCAAAAGTTCGTAACTTTAGATCAACTACAAAATCATTACAGAATATTCATTAATAGAATTCAACAACAGATTGCCACTATTGGTGGTGGTGGAGAAGTTCGTCTTGAGTTTCTTGATGATGTTGACAGAGATAGTGTAAAAGTAGATGGCAAGTTCTTAAAATATCAGGCATCATCTGGAAAGTTTATTGGTGCTGATGCTTCTGGAGGTGTTGGTGCTGGTGGAACGTGGGCTACATTCGATAGCAATACTGGAATTACGACGACAAAAAAAGTCAAGATTGATAATGATCTTGAGGTCACTGGTGTCACAACTTCAACTGGTGGATTTGTTGGTAATGTAACTGGAACGGCCACTGGATTATCTAGCACACCTGATATTTCCATTCGTAATATCACTGGTGTTGCAGCAACATTCACTGGTGTTTTGACTTATGAGGATGTAACTAATATTGATTCTATTGGACTCATCACTGCAAGAACTGGTGTTAATGTTTTAGCAGGTGGTGTTAATGTTTCTGGTGTTTCTACATTCTCTGGCGATATTTCTATTGCTGATAAAATTGTTCATACTGGTGATACAAACACTGCTATTAGGTTCCCTGCTGCAGATACAATTACAGCAGAAACTGCTGGCAGTGAAAGACTTCGTATAACTTCTGATGGTAAGTTTGGATTTGGAACTAATGCAAATATAGACGAAAGAGGACACATAGAAACTGCTAGTGGAAATTGTAGATTAAAAATACAAACTGGAGATGCTACCGTTGCTGGTTTTGTTCTTCAAACTTCTGCTAAAAGATTTGATGTCCAGGCACAAAATAACTTCTTCCAGATTTATGATAACAGTGCGGCTACAGAAAGACTTCGTATAACTTCTGATGGTGATGTTGGTATCGGAACTGATAATCCACAAAAAAAATTACATGTTTCAGGAACATCAGACTTTGTTGTTGATACCGACTCTTCTGCATTAAGGTTTGGAAGTTATGGTGAATATGATATTGCCTTAGTAACTGGAAGAAATACTCCAACTGATTCATCGAGATTGTATATTGAAAATGGAGATGGAGAAGCACTTCGTATAACTTCTAGCGGCAATATTGGCATCGGAGAAGGCAGTCCCTCAGCAATACTTCATGTCACGAAGGCTGGTGATCCAAATATAATTCAAGAAAACTCAGCTAATAATTCTTTAGATAGAAATAATACTCATTCTTTCCAGTATTCTGATGGTGAAGGAGCATTTGTAAAAGCTACAAGACCAAGTAGTGGTTCTGCTTCAGATACATATCTTGCATTTGGATCTGGTGGTAGTACGGAAAGAGTTCGTATAGATTCTAGTGGTAGATTATTGATAGGAACGACGACAGAGGGTAATGAACTTGCAGATAATATAACTGTTGCAGATACTGGTAACTGTGGAATAACAATTAGATCTGGTTCTTCTAGTTATGGTTCAATATACTTTAGTGATGCAACTTCTGGGGGTGGTGAGTATGCTGGTCAAATAGAATATCTTCATTCTTCTGATAGGTTTACATTTTATGCAGGTGTTTCTGCTATAATGCGTGTACACTCCGATAAAGTAGATATTCTAGGACATACTGAAACTGATACCTTAAATGTTTCTGGTGTTTCTACATTCTCTGGTGATGTATCAATAGCAGATAAAATTGTTCATACTGGTGACACTGACACTGCTATTAGATTCCCTGCTACAAATAGATTTGCTGTAGAAACTGGTGGTATTGAAGCACTTCGAGTTGATGGTAGTCAAAGAGTAGGTATTGGAACTAATGATTTACAGGCACGTTTTACAGTATATTCAGCAGAAAATAGTTCATATACAAGAGAAATAAGAGTTGATGCATCTGATGCTCCTAGTGGTTCTGTTGGTCATGGACTTTTAAGATTTCTTGGAGATGGAAATTCTTTAGGCAAATATATTATTGCTTACAATAGTACTCATCCTTCACAACCAAATGATATTTCACTAAAAAATTCTGATGGTGATATTTCGTTCCATAATGCTGTAAATGGCACTCCCGCAGAAAAACTTCGTATAACCACTACTGGACGTATTGGTATTAATGAATCAAATCCTGCTTATACATTAGACCTTGGTGAATCATCATCGACAATTCGTCTTGTATCTGAAAATAATGGAACAGCAATTCGTGTTGGTGCTGGCGGTGGCAGCAATGATGTGACTCTTATTAGAGTTGATGGTGATTCAAGCAATCATGATGGAGAGTCTGATAGTGCCGAGTTTGGATTCTCTCTTAAGTACTTGGGATCTGGAAGTCAAAATGCTAATGCTTTTGCGATATTCTCTGATAATCAAACAGGAACTCAAGTTCAAGCATTTACAGTTCTCCAAGATGGCACGGTTGGTATTAATTCAACTCTTCCTTCAGAAAGACTTGATGTTGGTGGAACTACAAAAACCGAACAGTTAAATGTCTCTGGTCTTTCTACATTCACAGGTTCTATAAGTTTCCCCGATAGTTCTGGAGACACAGTTGGTAGAGCATTATTTGGTGATAGTGATGACTTAAGAATTTATCATGATGGTAATAACAGTATCATTCAAGAGGTTGGTGCTGGAGATTTAAGACTTGCTGGTAACGTTGTTAAACTTAATAATGGAGGTAATACTGCCACCATGCTAAAGGGCACTGATGGTGGATCAGTAGAACTCAACCATAATGGATCTAAGAAATTTGAAACCACAAGTACTGGTATTGATGTCACAGGACATACTGAAACTGATACCTTAAATGTCTCTGGTATTTCTACATTCTCTGGTGATATTTCTATTGCCGATAAAATTATTCATACTGGAGATACAAACACTGCTATTAGATTCCCTGCTTCTGATACATTTACAATAGAAACTGCTGGCAGTGAGAGACTTCGTATAGATTCCAATGGCGACGTGGGTGTTGGAATTGCTGACCCACAAGAAAGGTTACATGTGGCAAGAACTGTCATGATAACTGGCAACACTCCACAAATCAGACTAAACGCTAATGATTCTGATGCATCTGATGGTGACAGAACAATGCTTGGTCAGGCAACTGGTAATGGTAATTTTGTAACCACTGCTGTTGATAATGATACAATTCTACGTGGGACTTCAACTGGTAGTTTACTATTTGGTATCGGCACAGTAGAAAGATTTCGTATCGCTTCTACTGGAAATATTGGTATTAATAAAACAAGTCCTGCAGAAAAACTTGATGTTGGAGGAATTACAAAAACCGAAGGTTTAAATGTTACCGGCACTTCTTCATTCACTGGTGCTATAACAGCTAATGGAAACATTAGTATGTTTTCAGCTGCTCCTCAATTCATATTGAAAGAAGACGGCAGTACATATGGCAGCACTCATTGGGCTTTGGTTAGAGATAGCGATTCTTTTTCTATTAGATGGAATAATGCTGCTCCTTATGCGCTTAGAGCCACCACAAGTGGTGGTTCTGTTGGTTCAGTCTTTTTAAGGCAAAGTCAACTCGAAGTAAATGCGAGTGGCGCAGTAATTCAAGGATCTCTGTCTAAAGGATCTGGCTCATTTAAAATTGATCATCCACTTGTTGGAATGTCAACTACCCATAATCTTGTTCATTCATTTATTGAGGGACCACAAGCAGATCTTATCTATAGAGGAAAAGTTGATCTTGTAAATGGTTCTGCTACTGTTAATATCGATACGGCAGGAAGAATGACAGAGGGAACATTCGTTGCACTCTGCACCAATGTTCAGTGTTTTACCACTAATGAAACAGACTGGACAGCAATTAAAGGTTCTGTATCCGGTAATACTTTAACAGTGTTAGCACAGGATAGTTCTTGTACTGCCACTGTCAGTTGGATGGTAGTGGGTGAAAGAAAAGACCAACATATGATAGATACTAATTGGACTGATGATAATGGTAGAGTTATCACAGAACCACCTAAAACAGATTAAGGTCCATAAAGAATTTAAAGAAGAATGGAATAATAAATAAAAGGGAGTAATTACTCTTTTGATGGCTAAAAACGGACGTTGCCCTGCAGGACAATATTACTGTTACACTGATAAAAAGTGTAAACCAATCCCTAAAGGATTTAAGGTTGTGGGACCTGCTGGAATGCTACGTAAGGAAAATGGACACTCTGTTGACGACGATACTGAAACTAAGAAAAATGGTAACGGTAATGGTAATGGCAACGGAAATGGTAATGGTGGAAACGGCATGAGCGAAGAGAGTCTTCGTGATTGGTTTGGTAAGTCAAGATCAAAAGGTGGAAAACCAGGTTGGGTGCAAGTTGTATCAGGTAAACCGTGTGCTCGTCAACCAGGTCAGAAGTCAACACCTAAGTGCGTATCTTCTGCAAAAAGAGCAAGTATGAGTAAGTCAGAAAGACTTTCTGCTCAGAGAAGAAAGAGAGCTGCTGATCCTAATCAACCACAAAAGACAGGAGCAGCAAAACCCACGTATGTCTCAACTGATAAACCAAAAAAGAAAATGAAAGAATCAACCGAGTTTGTTACTTTACCTCTGAATATTGAAATTCCAAAAAATATCAGAGATTTTAATCTTGGACTAATGTTCCGTGAAAGTTTAGAAACAAACAGTGGGATGTTGTTTATCTTTGATAATGTACAGAAACAGTCATTTCACATGACTGAGACAAAAATTCCTCTTGACATTGCTTTTATCAGAGAGGATGGAATTATCGAAAGTATTAAAGAATTAGAACCATTTGACGAGAATGCAGTATACTCTGAAGGAGAGGTGCTGTGTGCGTTAGAAGTAAATCGTGGATGGTTCGCAGATAACAATGTAGAAGTTGGTGACGAGATTGATATTGAAGAGGGAAAGAAGGATGCTTGCTATCATAAAGTCAAGTCACGTTATTCAGTTTGGCCAAGTGCATATGCATCGGGAGCACTGGTCAAGTGTAGAAAAGTTGGTGCAGCAAATTGGGGAAATAAGACCAAGAAAGAAGAATTTGAAAATTGGAGAGATAGTTTTACTGCCACTGATTATGAAACTATAGATTTAGTTAAACCAGAACCTTTGAAAGCAACAAAAGGTCTTGGTAGTGATATGCTTGATGAAGCAGGTAAGAAATGCTGGAAGGGTTACAAAAAAGCAGGTACTCAAAAACTCTTCGGTAAAACTTATAACCGTTGTGTAAAAGCAGGTGATGAAGTCACTCATGACGGTGAACAGATTGATGAAAAGAAAGGTTGTATGCACAACCATCAAGGTGAAGAATGTCCAGTACATGGTAAGAAAGCATGTCCTGACATGGTTAAGGAAGCAGTCAGAATGCCAGCAAAAACTGGTAACTTGATAAATGTAATCTTCAGATTTAGAAGTCAAACTATCATGCTGAAGATGTTCTTCCCTCAAGTATCATTACCAACTAGATCTGATGTTAAAGATCAGATTGACAAAGTTTATCCCGGTGCGAAACTGTTAACTTTCAACGTATCCGAGTATGAACCTGGACAACCAGTCCTTCACGCAGAAGGAGCAGCATGGACAAAAAAGTCCGGTAAGTCTCCCTCAGGGGGACTTAACGAAAAAGGAAGAAAAAGTTACGAAAGAGAAAATCCTGGAAGTGACCTTAAAGCACCTAGCAAAAAGGTTGGAAATCCCCGTAGAGCGTCATTCTGCGCTAGAATGAAAGGCATGAAGAAGAAACTAACTTCTTCTAAGACTGCAAACGATCCAGATAGCAGAATTAATAAGTCCCTTAGAAAGTGGAATTGCTGAGTAACCTATGTCTGATAATGTATACCTTGGCAATCCGAATCTAAAAAAAGCAAACACTGCTATTGAGTTTACGGAAGATAATATCCGTGAATTCATGAAATGCAAGCAAGATCCTGTTTATTTTGCCAAAAAATATGTAAAGATTATTTCTCTTGATGAGGGTCTAACGCAGTTTCATCCATATCATTTTCAAGAGAAGTTAATTAATAATTTTCATAATAACAGATTTAACATCTGTAAGATGCCAAGACAGACTGGTAAATCCACTACAGTCGTATCTTACCTTTTGCATTATGCTGTCTTCAATGACAGTGTTAATATTGGCATTCTGGCAAACAAAGCAGCAACAGCAAGAGAACTTCTTGGTAGGTTACAGACTGCATACGAGAACCTTCCCAAGTGGATGCAGCAAGGTATTATAGCATGGAACAAAGGATCTCTGGAGTTAGAAAATGGCAGTAAGATATTGGCAGCTTCTACGTCTGCGAGTGCTGTCCGAGGTATGTCGTTCAACATCCTCTTTCTCGACGAGTTCGCGTTTGTCCCAAATCACGTCGCTGACTCGTTCTTTGCATCTGTTTATCCTACTATTACTTCTGGTAAAAACACCAAGGTAATCATCGTCTCCACGCCACATGGTATGAACCAT